TGTCCTTCTCAAAGTAGGAAGTAGGTAATAACCTATCCATGCACATCTTGAGACAAGCAACTTGGTCTTTGTCTGTGTCATCCATTGCCTTACGGATAACAGTTTCAATCACCTTATCACCAGTTGTCGCTAACAATCTGGCATGGAACTCTCTTATTCTCGCAGCCTCACCTGGTGGTCTACCAACTGAGTTTCTATTCTTCTTAGCTTCGACCTCACTTTTTCGAGGTCTACCTCTCTTCTTAACTGGGGTAATAGATTCGCTAACACCCTCTATTGCTACGGAGACAGTATCCTCCGTCTTAGTTAAAGACATATCATTCCTATTCTAGTGTACAGATTGTTGCTAGCATTTGTTAGCAGTCATCCACTACAATTTAAGCTCTAGCCCTATATACTATGTAGCCTGTTAGCGTTAGTGTTAATGTTGTTATTATTATTATCACTAACACCTTTAACTTCTTCTACATCGGTGTGAACTACACTAAGAGCTTCTGTGTAATGTTTTTCTTTGTAGGTATATTATAGCATATTTTTGTCATTTTGTCAAGTTATTTCGACAAAGAAACATACTCTGAATCTGACAATTCTTGTCTTCTCTGCTAGCGACTCTGTCCCTAATTACTACTCCTTTTTAAATACGAAACTAGATAATTCCTAGATACACTAAAAAGCCTTACAAATCAACTAGATAGAGCTAGATAGATTACTAGCAATAATCGTGCCAATTATGCCCTTTTCTTTTAAATTTAAATAGTCTATTTTCCTCTTTTTTGTGTCTGTTAAGCTACCCTTTCCGCAACACTTAGGATTATTTCGCAGCCCCCCTATGTTTTTCACAATGTAAAATGATAAAGCTTGCAAAATCTAAATATGTATGGTTGTTAAGCACCATATAACACAACATTAGATAAATCTAGATAGCATTTTCTAGACAGTGTCAAATAACTTATTTTGCCTAGGGGTATTGCAATTATTATTGATAGGGGTATAGTACTAATCATGCAATGTCGCATATAACTGAAGGGACTAGACAACATGTATAACCCAGTCACTAGACTAGACATGATAGACGCATTAGTTAAAGAAGCTATGACTCATGTGATAGCATTAGACAATGAAGGGCAATTACTATTAGAAAGGGCATTAAAACTATGGTATGATGATATGAGTTACACAAAGCTAGAAAACGATTATAACGCAACATTTAATTTAGTTTAATTAATCAATATAAAGGAAATATAATATTATGAATACATTTGCAAAACTAATGAAGGCAATTAAAACAGCATATTATAATAAACAGTTTATTAAAAAACATGGTAATAGATTTTTGACATGCTATGACATCAACAGCACAAAACGATTTAATGGGCAAGTAGTAAGCAATATAAACCCTTTGACTATTAAATTGAGAATAGCTAGCAGTGGCAAGATTATGACATTAAAGGCTAGCGATATTCAAATAATCAATAAGGACCATAAAAAACTTTATAACTTTAAATTCTCAAATAATAAACCAGTAGTAATAAACTATTAAGATATTATCTAGGGTATTATTAATTTAGTATCCTAGAGTAATATTTTAACTGTAGTATTAACTGGGAGATAATCATTATCAAATCATTATTATACATAGTGGCATTTTATGCCATGTTTTACTTTCTAATCACGTGGAGATAATCTTATTATGAGAGTACATTTAACACTAAAAAGCAGTAACAGCAAGACTGGACCTATACCAGTGAGCACTACAGAAAAAGCCTCATGCCCTGACAGATGCAGTCTCAAGGGCAATGGATGCTATGCCAATGATTACCATTTAAATATGCACTGGGAGAAGGTATCACAGGGTTTACGTGGTACAGACTGGCAAGGGTTTACAGAGCAGGTTAGCAGGTTTAAAGCAGGTCAATTGTGGAGGCATAATCAAGCAGGAGATTTGCCTAGTAACAATGGAAAAACAATTGACTGGGGTAAGCTAGAAGATTTAATACAAGCGAACACTGGAAAACGTGGTTTTACTTATACTCATTATGACTGGCAAGGCTTTAATGGCTCTCTTATCAAGCAGGCAAATGCTAGGGGTTTCACTATCAACACTAGCACTGAAAACCTAGAAGATGCACTAGCAAGCTTTAAAGCAGGCTTTCCTACAACTGTAGTATTAAACCCTCAAAACTATCAAGGCATGAAGACGTTTAAATACAATGAGGCTACAGTGGCAATATGCCCAGCTCAACTAAACGATAATGTCACTTGTGCAACTTGTGCATTATGTCAAAAAGCAGAGCGTAACGTGATAGTTGGGTTTTTAGCACATGGAGCAAGCAAAAACAAGGTTATCAAGATTTTGAAGGTTTAAACGTGGCAAAACCTAGTGGCAATAGGCTTTAGCTATTGATTTCAATGATTTCAGTAGTTTTTGCCTATTCCTACGAAAACCATTCCTCGTTTCAGGGCAACCATTGCACAACTGATTGCTTAAAAACGGATTGCTTAAAAACCAAAACTATTTCACATTGTGAAACGAAATAAGTTTGATTTATGAGTAAGATTGATTATAATTGTATTTAACAAAAGGAGAAATTATGTATACATTGAATAAACGATTTGGTCCTTATGACCAGTGGACATTAGATACATTCAACACTGTAGAAGAATTGGCAGAAGAGATTGATTATCTTTTAGAACAAGGTTGGTATATTGGTAACATTGCTAAAGTGGAGAGCAAATAATGGAACAAAGTCAAGTAACAATTTTTAACAATGGTGGCATGATGTTTTCAGGTCCTGATGCAGTAGAATTAGCACGTGCTATCAGTGTTAAATCAGCTCTCAGGCTTGCAATGTCAGGATTGTCTATCAGGGGTGTCACAAAAACTGGATTGCTTAAAATTGCGTCTGAATACACTGGCAAGAATTACAAGCGTGGTGAGTACGAAAAAGCAAGAGAAGATTTAACAGTGTGGATTGAAACAATGAAACTAGCATTACCAATTGAGGATAAAAGAGTATGAATACAAATACATTAACATTTGAAGACTGGATGCAGAAGTATAAACCAATGGTTAACCACCTAGATTCTAATGCCTCCTTTCAAGATGAGAATGGTGTTGGTATTATGTTTGAGACCTATGGTAAAGAATTAGAATATGTCTTGAGTATTGCTAACACAGAACCAAATAGAGTATGGACTTACATGGATGGTGATATTGGTACATTCATTGGTGATGGTTATCACTTAGTCAATAGGATTGGTTATTTTATTACTGAAGTACCCAATGAAGAAAATTCTTTTGTTGAAGTAAGCATTGATGAATATGAAGAGTATGAGGATGAAGAAGAATGAAATATACATTTTACGTTGAATACAAAAATGGTAGCAGCTATGAAGAAGAAGGACTAACACGTAGACAAGCAGTGATTAGATATAACAAGTATGGAAAATCTAATTGGTCCTATGAGGCAAAACAATATGGCTATAGACTGGAGGAGTAATGCAAGACTATGGAAGAAAAGAAAAAGAACGATTGCTTAAAAACGAAAATCAGGAAGAGCTAGCTGAGAATGTAGCAGGTTGGCTTTTGTTTATCACACTGGTATTCTTATCAGTACATGTTATAATTGTTATGTGGGAAAGACTATAATGAGTGAAAGTAAAGTGATTATTGATACGTTAACAGATGAGCAAGTACAACTAATTAAACAATTTGCAAGAGGGTTGTGTAAAGGAATCATTGACGCAGGTCGTGAAGAGTTATTAGAAGACTACTGGTATGCATACAGTGATTACATTGATGTTAACATTTATCAAGTAGATGATGGCTCGTATCACATTGCAATATATGGTGTTGGTGATGATGGTATCATTGACACTGACCAAGAACTATACTTAGGGAGATTTGCTTAATGAATTTATACAGAGTGATTGATAGTGATGGCTATGTCTTACGTATTGTCAAGAGCAGGAACGAAGCAATGCACCTGAAGGACCTTGACAAGAACATCAAGGTTGAGATTGTCAGATGTGACAGGAAGAATGTTAAAGGTACATATGAATGGGCTTATCAGACAGTGGGAGAATGTAGATTATGATTTTTGATGCAGAAGTAAACAAACAGATTGAGAAGAATCTTTGTGGTGACTGGGATGAAGATGTGTCTTATCTCAGAGGCAAAGTACAGGATGTTTGTCTTGAGAGAGACCAGTACAAAGATGATTTAGATTGCTTAAAAACCATTTTCAGAGATTTCTTAAATGACTTGACAGACCCTGAAATGTATGGATGGGCAGTGTCAACAGAGGTTGTCAAAAAGGCTAGCAGTCTTAAGACATACGTTAAGTAATTGATTTATAAGGAAAATATATGCGTTGCTATTGCTGTAATAAAGCGTTAACAGATTTTGAGGCTACTAGGAAGTCAACAACAACAGACGAATATCTTGACATGTGTAACAAATGCTATGGCACAATTAAGTCAGACATGCCATCAATGGAGCGAGCAGACCTAGCACATGAGGATGATTTTGATGACGAGTGGGATGATGCTAGCGATGATTACCATGATGACATTCCACATTATGATAACGATGAAGATAATTATTGACAGCTTTTTTGTCTACCATTATAATTATACTATACAGAGATTTGCGTATAGATTGTAAGAGTAGTAATTAATGCTAACATATCTAAATAGGACTATACAGTATGAAGTTAGAAGACCACAGAGATGAATTAGAAGCACACCAAGCACAGGAAGAAGCACACTACTGGTTTGCATTGTCAGATGTAGTGTCGTACATTGATACCATTGGCATGGAGCGTGTGTTGATTGATTTGTCAATGATGTTGCAAGAACGTAACAAGATTAAACAAGAAAGAGAGAGGACTGAGGATTACGATGAGTTATTCTGAGAACGTAGCTAGTACATTTGTCAAGCATATTGCATGTCCTAGTTGTGGTAGCAGTGATGCTAATGGCTTGTACAGTGATGGACATACATTCTGTCACAGGTGTTTCACAAGAGGCGATAGCGATAATGAGATTGCTTCAAAACCAAAAGAAAGAATTATGAGTAACTTAACTTTTTATGAGAACGCAAAGGTAGCAAGTATTGTTGACAGAGGCATTGGCTCTAGCACATGTCAACACTATGGTGTTAAAGTTGATAACGACAAGCATTACTATTCTTACTTTGATGAGTTTAATAACTTGACAGCAGTAAAGACGAGGACAGTATCAAACAAGACATTCAGTATTGCAGGTGACTTTAACAAGGCAGTGTTGTTTGGTCAGACAAAGTTTAGTAAAGGTGGTAAGTATCTAACAATCTGTGAAGGTGAGTTAGATGCGATGGCAAGCTATCAGATGATGGGTAGTAAGTATGCATGTGTTAGTATTCGCAATGGTGCACAGTCAGCACTGAAGGACTGCAAGGCACAGTATGAATGGATTAATTCCTTTGAGACTATCGTGTTGTCATTTGATAGCGATGAGGCAGGTGTACAGGCTAGCAAGCAAGTAGCAGAGTTGTTTGGTAACAAGGTTAAGATTCAGAAGATGACTGCTTACAAGGATGCATGTGAGTATTTACGACTGAATAAGATTAAAGAGTATTTAGATTCATGGTGGGCAAGCGAGCAGTACGTACCTGATGGTATTGTACAAGGCTCACAGCTTTGGGACTTGGTTAACCAACCAGTTGAGAAGGCTGATGTGATGTACCCATATCATGGGCTGAATGACTTGACGTATGGTATTCGTAAGGGTGAGTTGATTACTCTTACAGCAGGTAGTGGTTTAGGTAAGTCTCAGTTCATGAGAGAGATTGTGTTTCATGTATTAAAGAATACTCAAGATAACATTGGCTTGATGTTCTTAGAAGAATCAGTAAAGAAAACAGCTAAGTCAATTATGTCTTTAGCTATTGATAAACCATTACACTTGCCTGATGTGCAAGTAGAAGGAACAGAATTACAACATGCTTTTGAAGAAACTTTGGGTACTGGTAGGTTATATCTTTTTGACCACTTTGGCTCTACCGATATCGATAATATTATTAATCGTGTTAGGTACATGGCTAAAGCTCTTGGTTGCGGTTACATATTCCTTGACCATGTCTCTATTGTCGTAAGTGCACAAGAGAATGGCGATGAGCGTAAAGCATTAGATGAGATTATGACTAAGCTTCGTATGTTAGTAGCAGAGACTGGTGTTAGTTTGTTTGTTGTCTCTCACCTTAAACGTCCTGAGAACAAAGGACACGAAGAGGGTGCTGCAACATCACTAGCACAGTTACGTGGTTCAGGTAGTATCGCTCAGTTGAGTGACATGGTGATTGGTTTAGAGCGTAATGGTCAGGCAGAAGATATGATTGAGCGTAACACCACAAGAGTACGTGTGTTAAAGAATCGCTTTAGTGGTATGACTGGTCCAGGTTGTAGTCTATTGTATGATAAGATTACAGGTAGAATGAATGAACGATTTGATGATAAGGAACTATGATGGTATTTGATTATGATAACTTTGTGTTCTTGGCTAATCAGGTAACACTACTGGATAAGCAGGCACGTAAGGTATACTTCAGTTGTGGTAACAGTATTCAGTTGAATGATGAGGAGTTTAACAAGGTGCTAGCAGGTGTGACAGAGAAGTATGAGATACCTAAAGTTGTTTCTGAAAGTATACAAAAGCCTAAGAATGTAAAGAATAAGAAACAATGAAGTGGACAGGAACAATCCTATGTTTAATAGGCATAGCATTGACAAGCTTGAATATCTACCCTTTGAACCTGTGGTTTGGGTTTATTGGGTCAGGCTTGTGGACGTATGCAGGATTCAAGCAACGTGACTATGCATTATTTATTGTAGAATTTGTAGCTGTACTTATGTATTTGGGTGGACTAATTAAATCAAGTATGGTATAATATAAGCTATGAAAATAATCCTTGACATTGAAACAAATAGTAAACATGATAACATTTGGTGTGCAGTTACACGTAACCTTGAAACAGATGAAGTGATATGCCATACAGAATCAAAAACGCTAAGACCCTTACTAGAGAATTGCGACACAATTATAGGACACAACTTAATCAGCTTCGATGCTCCGATATTGAACAGATTATGGGGGACAACCATACGATTGAGTCAGATTACAGACACCTTGATTCTCTCAAGGCTACTGAATCCAAGCTTAGAAGGAGGTCACAGTCTAGCAGCTTGGGGTCAAAGACTGATGGAACAGAAGACTGAGTTTACTGATTGGGATGGTGGTCTAACACAGACAATGATTGACTACTGTATTCAAGATACGTTAGTAACAAAGAAGTTGTACTTGATGTTATTAAATGAATTGAAGCAAAGAGAGTTTAGTGAGCAGTGTATTAAGCTAGAGCATCAGGTACAAGGTATCATTGCAAAGCAAGAACGCAATGGCTTTAAGCTTGATGCACCTAGGGTTATGAGTTTGTTAGCAATGTGGAAGCAAGAGTGTGAGCAGATTAGTGATAAGCTACAGGAGTTGTTTCCACCAATCGTAACACCTAGAGTTAGTGAGAAGACAGGTAAACCATTGAAGGACCATGTAGAAGTATTCAACGTTGGTAGCAGACAACAGATTGCTAAACGTTTACAGACACTGGGTTGGAAACCTGAGAAGAAAACTGAGAAGGGGCAGGTAATTATTGATGAATCTGTACTTGAAGCTTTGCCCTACCCTGAAGCAAAAGAGATAGCAAGATACCTGCTACTACAGAAGCGTATCAGCCAAGCAGAATCGTGGCTAGAAGCGATGCAAACAGATGGACGAGTACATGGTAAGGTAATTACCAATGGAGCAGTAACAGGTCGTATGACGCACCACAGCCCTAACATGGCACAGATACCAAATAGTGGTGCGGTATATGGTAAAGAGTGTAGAAGTTGTTGGACTGTAGAGAAAGGGTATAAGTTAGTAGGTATCGATGCTTCAGGTTTGGAGTTACGAATGCTTGCTCACTACATGAATGATGAAGCATACACTACTGAAGTCGTATCAGGTGACATCCATACAGCAAACCAAAAAGCTGCTGGGTTGCAAGAGAGGAATCAGGCTAAGACGTTTATATATGCATTCCTCTATGGTGCAGGAAGTACCAAGATTGGGAAGATTGTTGGTGGTTCAGCGAAAGAAGGACAACAGCTCATTGATGCTTTTCTTAAGAACACACCCAAGCTCAGGGCGTTGCGTGAGAAAGTTGCTCGCATCTACGCTGAGAAAGGCACGTTACCAGGTCTTGATGGACGTAAGCTACTCGTTAGGTCCGAACACTCAGCCCTTAACACGTTGCTCCAAGGTGCAGGTGCGATTGTCATGAAGCAGGCACTGGTGATACTAGAGTCAAGTCTTAGAAAGAATAAGATTGATTTCAAGTTTGTCGCTAATGTGCATGACGAATGGCAGATTGAAGTAAGAGAAGAACAGGCAGAGGACGCAGGCAAGTTAGGTGTCTTAGCTATTGAAGAAGCAGGTAGGGTGTTGAACATGAGATGCCCATTAACAGGTGAATTTAAGACAGGATATACATGGGAACAAACACACTAAACGTTAGAGAGATGGTAGAATCAGCAGATGATTGTATTGTCATTATGATTAATGCAGGTCAGATTGAGGTTCATTCCTCCATCGATACCAAGGGAGAGTTCTTTGAGATACTAGACGTTGTAGCTGAAATGGCAGACGATTATTATCCTGAAGAAAGTGTTGACAACTTACATTAATAGTTGTATAATAGTAGTTCAGTTGTATTTTATTTATATTTCTTAGTTAAAGGAAACAAGATGTCAAAAGTTATTAAGATTCAAGCAGACCTTATGTGGGCTTTTTTAGATACACCTAACACACTTTCAGGTAAATATCAAGTGGATTTGTGTAATCTAACCCCTGAGACAATCGCTGAATTGGAAGAGTTAGGTGTGAAGGTGAATAATAAAGAAGGTAAAGGCTTCTATATTACAGCTAAATCAGCTAAGTACCCAGTCACTACTGTAGACAAGGACAACAAACCTGTCACAGTTAAAGTAGCGAATGGTTCTAAGGGTGTTGCAACATGTAAGACATACGACTTCGCTAAACCATACAAGGGCGTAGGCGTAGGTATCAATCACCTAGTAGTAACTGATTTAATTGCTTATGAAGCAGCAGAAGAATCACCTCTATAACTTAATTGAAAGGTAACAAATGGCAACAAAGAAAACAGCAACAAAAGAAACAGCATCACCAGTAGAACAACTCAGCACACGTTTTCGTGTTAAGTGGGGTGATGGTCTTGATGATTTGTTTGATGATACCTATGACTTTTGGGTTGACAATGATGGTGATATTAGAGTAGAAGATTTATACTTTAATAGTTCACAGCAAGCAGCTAAGGTATTACGAAACATGGCTGACTTCTTAGAATCATACAATCAGAAGATGCAAGGTAAGTAATGAAAGCTCTCATCGATGGTGACATCTTAGTCTATAGGGTTGCATTTGCCTCCCAAGAAGAGACTGAAGCAATTGCTAAGGCTAGGATGTCTGCCTTCGTTGAAGAGTTAGTAACACCATCTGACATTAGTTCTATTGAAGGCTATCTTACTGGTAAAGGTAATTACAGGAATGAGATAGCAGTCACTGCAACATATAAAGGTAATCGTAAAGACGTAGCTAAACCTGTCCACTATCAATTCTTAAGAGACTATCTGGAAAAAGAATGGGGTTTCTTAATGATAACTGGGCAGGAAGCTGACGATGCAATAGGTATAAAAGCGTACACGATGGATGAAAAAGATTACATCATCATGACGATTGATAAAGACCTAGACATGATTAGAGGATGGCATTACAACTTTGTCAAGAAGGAAAAGTACTTTGTTAAAGAAGAAGATACCATGAGAACCTTCTACAAACAAGTGCTAACAGGTGATAGGACAGACAACATTGAGGGCTTAAAGGGTATTGGTCCTGTTAAAGCTGAGAGGATTCTAAAAGAATGCAACACAGAAATCGAGATGTACGAGGCAGTGCTAAAGGCTTACGAGGGAAACGAGGAGCGAGTCTTGGAGAACGGTCAACTATTGTGGATAAGAAGGGAAGCAAACCAAATGTGGAAACCCCCAAGCTTATCTTAATTGAGTGGCTAGATGCATTAGCACAAGGCGAGTGGCACGAAGCAAAGAGAGAAGATTTAGCTTGTAAGACTGTAGGATACCTTGTCTATGAAGACGATGAGCAGATTGAATTAGCAGGTACAATCACTCATGGTATGTGTAACAATAGTATTACTCTTCCAAAGAGAATGATACTAAAACGAAAGGAACTAAAAGTTGAAACCACAATCCGCAAAGGCAAAAGGAAGAAACCTGCAAAAGTGGGTGAGGGACAAGATACTATCAACGTTCCCCAGTCTTGAGCAAGATGATGTAAGAAGTACAAGTATGGGAGCAGGAGGTGAGGATGTTCAGTTGTCTCCTGCAGCTAGAGAGGTTTTCCCCTACCAGGTTGAGTGTAAGTCGTTAGCGAGAGTTGCTGTGTATAATTATTACGAGCAAGCTAAAGAGCATGGCTACCACCAACCAGTAGTGTTTGTCAAGCAGAATGGAGCAAGACCACTAGCAATTATTGACGCAGATTATTTCTTTAAGATGGTGAGTAAATGACATGTGGTAATTGTATTGACGCTAGAGTAGTAGATGAGCTAGAATTAGAAACAAAGTTTATGCGAGCACGTATGGAACGTTTAGAGGCTGAGAACAAAGCACTACAGGACCAGGTAGATGCCCTGCTGTTAGTGACTAAGGCAACAGAAGAAGACAGAGTACGTATCATGCAATCAATTTGGAAAGGAACAATAGAAAAGAATGGTTAACAGATATACAATTGTTTTTAATACATTTAACGATACCGTTGACAACATGTATGATGAAACACACTATAACAAGCAAGCACAGTTCTCGTTTGATGTAGCAGATTCAGCAACGTATGAAGTACCAGTTCGTGAGTTTTGTAACTTCTTAAGTAGTATTTATGGTTACGACATTGCTAGCAAGATTTTAGAGGAATAACATGACAACACATTTAGTACTACCTGACATGCAGGTTAAAGAGGGCGTAGACCTCTCCTACTTAGATTGGGTTGGTAAGTATATTGTTGACAAGAAACCAGATGTGATTATTAACATTGGAGACTTTGCTGACATGCCTAGCTTATCGATGTACGATATAGGTAAGAAGAGTTTTGAAGGACGTAGATACAAGAAAGATATTGACGTAACTAAGCAGGCAATGGACAGGCTTCTAGCACCTTTGAAAGCTTTTAATGAGAAGGCTAAGAAGAACAAAGAGAAGCAGTATAAACCACGTATGGTGTTAACATTAGGCAATCATGAAGAGCGTATTCTTAGAGCAGTTGAGAGTGACCCAAAGTTGGACGGTACTATGTCTATCAATGACTTGGGATATGCTGAAGCAGGGTGGACAGTCATACCTTATCTTACTCCTGTTGTTATTGATGGTGTTGTCTATTGTCACTACTTTACAAGTGGGGTCATGGGTAGACCAGTTGCTAGTGCTGCTGCATTGCTCACTAAGCGTCACATGTCTGCTGTTATGGGGCATGTCCAACACAGAGGAATAGCATATGCTAACAAAGCTGATGGTCAACAGATTACAGGCTTGTTTGTAGGTTGTTGTTATTTACACGATGAGGACTACTTAGGCTCACAAGGTAATAAGTATTGGCGTGGTATCTGGATGCTACACGAAGTTGACAATGGAAGCTTTGATGAGATGCCTGTTAGTTTAAATTATTTAAGGAAGAAGTATGGCAGTAATTGATGATAGAGCAATGGCATCCTGGCGTGACTGGGTGCAGGAACAAGACAAGAAGAAGTCAGAAGATAGATGCCCACAGCATGGTTTGGAGGACCAAGGCGATGTGTTAGCAAAGCAGGTAGGGGGTAATCATTACAAGAAAGCAGTACAGCCTTGGACGATTGCTATGGACTGGGGGCTAGACCCTTGGTCTCACAATGTTGTCAAGTACATTCTGCGTTTTCCATATAAAGGTGAGAAGCAGGACTTGGAAAAGATTAAACATTATGTGGAATATCTGCTAGCGAATTATGATGATATCAAAGACAAATATTATAGTTGACAATAATAATAACAAGGAGTATAATATATGGCTCTAACTTTAAGAGATATCCTAACTAGGCTAGCACAGTTAGATGAGATAACATTATTAGAAGTATTACAAATTAGCTCTGAAGATATCGTTGAAAGATTCATTGACGTTATTGAAGAACATGCAGACAGACTGGAGAAAGAACTTGAGTAAGTACGAATTAACACCTTATAACACCTTCATTGCCAAGAGCAGATACTCTCGTTACTTAGATGACCAAGGTAGACGTGAGCACTGGGGTGAGACAGTAACACGTTACTTTGATTTCATGACAAAGAACCTGAAAGAGAAGAACAACTACACGTTAACACCTGAGTTACGTGCAGAGTTAGAAGATGCTGTAAAGCATTTAGAAGTAGTACCAAGCATGCGAGCTGTAATGACTGCAGGACCTGCGTTAGAGCGTCAGAACGTAGCTGCATTCAATTGTTCATACCTTCCTATCGATGACCCTAAAGCATTCGATGAAGCAATGTACATCTTGTTGTGTGGTACTGGTGTAGGCTTTAGCGTGGAGCAACAATATGTTAAGCAGTTACCTGATGTCCCAGATAAGTTGTTTGATAGTGAGACTACTATCGTTGTTTCTGACAGTAAAGAAGGGTGGGCAAAGTCGTTGCGTCAACTATTGGCTTTACTATACTCTGGCGAGATTCCAAAGTTCGACTTGTCAAAGGTACGACCTCAGGGTGCACGACTCAAGACGTTTGGAGGACGAGCATCTGGACCAAAGCCTCTTGAGGACTTATTCAAATTTGTTATTGGTAAGTTCAAAGCTGCTGCAGGACGGAAACTGTCATCGTTGGAGAGTCATGACATTCTCTGTAAAATTGGGGAAGTTGTTGTCGTGGGTGGAGTACGTAGAAGTGCGATGATTAGCTTGTCTGATTTGTCAGATGATAAGATGGCACATGCTAAAGCAGGTAACTGGTGGGATGGTCAAGGTCAACGTGCCTTAGCTAACAACTCAGCTACTTATGAAGAGAAGCCTAGCATTGGTCAGTTCATGCGTGAGTGGACAAGTATTTATGAATCACACAGTGGTGAGAGAGGAATTTTTAATCGTGATGCATCACAGAAACAAGCTGCAAAGAATGGCAGAAGAGACAGTACTTACGACTTTGGTACGAACCCTTGCTCTGAAATCATTTTACGCCCTTATCAGTTCTGTAATCTATCCTCTTGCATTGTTCGCAGTGATGATACTATGGCTACTTTGGAACGTAAGATTAGGTTGGCAACGATTCTTGGGACTTTTCAAGCAACGTTAACAAACTTCCCTTACCTACGTAAAGTATGGCAGAAGAACACAGAAGAAGAAGCACTACTAGGTGTATCAATGACTGGTATCCTAGACAATGCTTTGTTGAATAACCCTGATGATGTAGAGTTACCTAAACGATTGGAGAAGTTAAAAGATGTTGCTGTATCTGTTAATGCTGAGTTCGCTACTGCTGTTGGGATTAATCAGTCTGTGGCAGTTACAGCAATCAAACCTGAAGGGACTGTATCTCAACTCTGCTCGACTGCTAGTGGCATTCATCCTCAGCATAGTCAATACTATATTCGTAGGGTTAGAGCTGATAATAAAGACCCATTAACTCAGTTCATGATTCAGTCAGGGTTTGTAGCTGAACCTTGTGTGATGAAACCTGATAGTACTACTGTCTTTAGCTTCCCAGTGAAGGTAGCAGATGGTGCGTTACTGAGAGAAGATTTGTCTGCTATTAAGCACTTGAAGTTATGGTTGTTATTCCAGAGACATTACTGTGAACATAAACCTTCAGTAACTATCAGTGTTAAGGAAGACGAATGGATGGAAGTAGGGGCTTGGGTGTGGGAACACTTTGATGAGGTAACTGGTGTATCGTTCTTGCCAATGGATGGTGGAACATACAAGCAAGCACCTTATGAGGAGTGCACAGAAGAGCAGTATAACCAACTAAGAATGTTAGTTCCTGATTCAGTGAGTTGGGATGACTTTAAAGAGTATGATGATAACGTAGAAGGTGCTCAGATGTTATCATGTACTGCAGGAGGATGTGCAATATGACAGTAGAATTTTATTTTATTACTGGGTTCGCTATTGGCTTTGAATACGCTAACCTAGATGAAGGGCAGTATTTTGTCCTTGACCTAGGTATCTTACGTATCTTATTCAGTAGAGAAGAAGATTAATCTACTACGTCTGGCTGTAGTCCATACTTAGTAACTTCATTAGCATAGTACTTGGCTAGTTGCTGTGGGTCTTGAATAACACGACCTAGAGTAGCTAGCCTTTCTTGCTTTCTAACTTCAGTAATTGTATTCTTAATTAACTTAGCTTGTAATGGTCTTGGCATTGCATTGAAGCCAGGATTGTTAGCATATGGCTGTAACATCTTATATGTCATATCACCAATACGATTTTCCATCTCAGCATACTGTTGACCAGTTAACTCTAAACCACCAACACTTCTAGTTGTACGAGTAACCTTGAGATATGGGTTATCAAATAACTTGTTAACAGCTTCTCTCTCTGCAGATTCAACGTTAAAGCCTGTTACCTGACCGCCTACAGTACCTAAGTCTTGCTCTTGACCAACAAGGTTAACCTGAGTAGGCAAGTCTTGGCGTAAGCCTGGGATACGTGATTTAAGACTGTTAACAATCCAGTTAGCTAATTCAGGGTCTCTAATCTCTCGCTTGACATCGTCCTCAATACGTGCTATTTGGTTAACGATAGCAGGTACTACTGGGTTTGTTAAGCTAACGATGAATGACTCAGCATATCTATCTGACTCTTGCATTGCTAGGAATAACTTAGACAACCCTTCAGTGAATGTTTTGTCTACCATGTTATGACCAATAATCTTTAGGAAGTCACCAACATCTAGACTTTCACCTTTGATGCGTCCTTCTTTTAGGGCTTGCATTGTATCTGCTACTAGTCCTAACACTGTAGACACAGGCTCTAATTTCTGATAACTAATCCACTGCTCTTGTCCAGTAAAAGGATTGGTTACCTTGATAGACATTGGAGGAATCTTAGCAGTGATTTGTCTTTGTCTTTCAGCAGGGTCGCTAGAGTAGTGTCCTGTTAACACACCTGAGTTGACCATGCTATAAGCAGAGAACATTAAACCTGCACCCATCATTTGCTGAACATAGAAGTCAGGCATCTTCTGCTGTTTAAAGTTAATCTCACCCTGGATACGTGCTGCTTTTTCCATGTTCAAGGCTTGAGTATCAACGTTACTTGCTTTAGTTGCTTTATCTAAAAACACTTCACGTCTGGCTTGTAGCAGTTTAATATCTTTCTTAGTCTGACTTACTCTAAGCATTCCTGCACCTGGGATATAACCCATTGCTTCTTTCCAGACGTTAGTAGGTGTAGTAACGAAAGGAACAACAAGGTTTAATTCAGGAACAGCATCCTTAGCTTTTACCATCTGAGTTGCTAGCTTATCAATAGCAGAATTACCAAGACGTGAACGGAAAGAGTTAAACATCTTAAACTCATTTAACTGCTGTGCTAGTTCTGGTGATAAGTCTGCTAGAGATTGTTGCCATGATTGATTGCTAGGAATCTTACCCAAAGCAATATCTTCTAGTTGTTTAACGAAAGCATCTTTAGACATGCCTTGTCTCTTAAAGAACTCATCTGGAAACTTGTTAGCAATACGATGACGCATAGCATTAAATTCCATACGCTCAAGAACAGCACCAAGACCTTCGTCAAGAGCAGCAGTAGTTCTAATTGGGTATGAGAATAAAGCTTCTACGTATTTGTTATCAGAGATGTCAAATGCTTTTTGATTCTTAGCATCCAAGTTAAAAGGACGTGCTTTAAATGTAGACACAAAGCGTGGGAAAGCTTCCATGAAACCTTGAGTAATGCCTTTAAACATTGCTTCAGCTTCTCTGAAGTCACCACGTGATGCACGTAGAATAGGCTGCATACCTATCTGCATTGTTTGAGAGATAGCGTTGATGACGTGTGTAGACACACCAGACAAATAACTAAAGCGTGTGTAAGCAGCTAGACGCTCACGTATTGATGGCTTCTCTAGCATCTTAACATATGACTGCATGATAGCAGCTTTAGCTTCTGCCTCTGTTGCGTTAGAGTTATTAATTAAATGGTCATGCCCTTTAAGCATGCTACGTAAGAACTCTTTACATTTATCAGTAATCTTCATTAACACTTACCTTCTTGGAATAGTTGAGCAATGTCTGCATTCTTCTTCATCTGCTGTTTGTAATACTTTCTCATATTACCAGCTTTAGACCATGCGTTACCATCACCAACATAACCAGCAGTTACTGCAATACTATCAACCCATCTGTTTAACAAAGACACTGCAGCAGTATCGTTACCTGTTTCTATTGCATTTAGTAATTGTTTGTTTAAAAGTGGAAGTTGTGCTTGAACATTCTCAAATGCTTTGGTAGCAAGTGTTCTAGCCACTGGGTCCATGACCTCACCCTTCTTAAGATTCATCAAGAGACGCTCACCCACTTCTTGAGCACTAAGTCTTTCTGATTGAGGAGCAGACGCTAGCATACGATTAGCTGTTTCTTCAGCTTCTTGTACTACTTGCGTAGTTGGCTTACCTAAGTCAGACATCTGTGTGATACGTCTTGGGCTGATAGCCATTGCTGTGTTCATTACTTTGTAAGCATCATTGTCAATATCAGCTAGCATAGACAAATACTTATTTGCTTGTACTTCATTTAAATCTTTTAACTTAGCGAGTTGAGCAGCACTTAAATCTGAAGGCTGTCTTCTTGGTAAGAATGATTTATAAAATCTTAAATCGCAACGTTGACTCATAGTGTACATCCATCAAATGCACCATTCTTTAATAGAGCTATGTATTCATCGTGACCCATGCCACCCTTTACATACTCTTCAAATGATTTAGGTTTAAAGTTACGACCTTCAAGTCCCTTAAGTTCATCCAACATCTTCTGATATCCTTTAACCTGATAGACAACATCTTCAGGAGATACCTTTACGCCTTGGTTAGCATATGCTTCACTAATCTTTTTGAAGCTATAGTCTTGGTTCATGGCTTGTGTTAACTTTGGTTTGCCATTAAGTTCTTGAACGGTCTGACCATAATTATACACCATTTTTGAGAAATCGTCAAGGTTTTTTTGCACTGGATTGATTAAATTATCCAATGATTTAGACATGCTAAATGGAATGGTTTGGGCTTGTTGTCCTGAGAGACCTGCTGTTTTCTGTACTAACTTACCCTTATCAATAACCTCTTGTCTTACCTGCTTTGCAAGTGCTAAAGCCTGATTATCATTAAGATTTAAAGACTGCTTGACAAAGTCTACATACTCACCATGACGCTGAGACTTAGACATTGGATTACCAATAATGTACAAGGCTTTATCTAAGTCAGTTTCAAATTCAATACCAGACTTGAAAAACGAAGGTTTAGCACCACCTAAATATTGAGGTAGCTTGGGTAGCTCTATCTGGTTTTGAACGCCAGGAACAGCGTTTTGAACGATATTAGGGGTATTTAAAGATGTAGGTGTATCTCTAACATCTGTTTGCGGTGCAACATTCTCTGCCTCATCCCCTAGCTTTACTTCTGGACTAGGGAAACTACCAGTATCAGCTTCTGTTTTAGCTCTAGCATCAACGTTAAATAGCTTACCAATACCAGCACCAATAAGACCACCAGTACCAGCTCCTACAGCTGCACCAAAAGACCTAGCACCCCATGTGTCCTCTGAGCCATAAATAGGGTCAAAGAATCCTTGTACGCCACCAGCTGCTATACCTTCTGCTGCTAATGTTTTAGTAGTTGGAGTACCTAAACCTGTAATAAGGTTAGCAGGGTCTAGAATAGTACCAGCAATGTAGCCACCATAAGAAGCTAGTTTATTTCCTTGAATCTTTGCTAACTCGTACTCAAACTCTTTACGAATATCAGCTTGTTTAACAGACTCACCTGTACGTAACTCTTGCTCTGAAGGTGCTGTACCACCAGAGATAACATTACCCATTGCATCATACTGTACATCTTCTGTTGGTGCAGTACGCTCTTGACCAGAAACTTTAGACATGACTTGTCCTACGCCTCTAGTCGTACCTGTGATACCTCTTTCTAAACCTCTTGTAAATGCGCCCCAATCGTTAATTGGTTTGGTAGTATCAACACCTGCGAACTCACCAACAATACGCATAATCTCATCAGGAGGCATGTCATCTGGTACTTCAATTTTTCCCAGAACTGGAACTTCTACAATCATGCGAACTCCTACTTGAGTTTATAGTTTGGATTTAACTGTAACTTACCATCTTTAATAATGTATTGAGAAGTAGTATCTGTTGGCTTTGCAGCACCGCCAGCACCACCTGCTGCTCTCATGAAACGTTCTTGAGGAGACTCACCTTGCATTACAAACATAGGACCATGCTTAGATTTGCTATAAGCTTCTTCGCCTTCTTCAGTCTGTACATAGTACTTACCATCTTTAAATACTGCAGGACCTGCATCAGTTTGGTAGCCACCTTTTGTCTGCTTACTTTCAACACTTGCTTCAGTAGCAGCAACTTGACGCTCTTTAAGAGACATCTCTTTTCCTTCTTTAGCAAACTTGTATGCTTCTTGAGCAGCCATAGCAGCTTGAGGACCAAAACCAGCAGCAGCTAAATTAGTCTGTAATACTTTGTAAAACTGAGCAGGGTCGCTATTAGGGTCAATTGATTGAGCAGTAGTATTATAAATCTCTTGTAGCTGAGATGCTTTCTTTAAAATTGGATTACCAGATTCAAAGAAGTTACGACCTTGAGCAACGTTAACAACACCACCACCAAGAAGACCACCAAGTGTAGAAGCTAAGTTCATACGTGGGTCTTGATACTGATTGTAACGAGCCATCTCTTGCTGCATGATTTGACTGCGTAGTACGTCAGGGTCACTCCCTAACATTTTAGTAACATCCATTCCCATAATTATTCCTTATCTAAGACGAAAGCCACCAGTGCTTGATGGATTAAAACCAAAACCAGGATAGCTAACACCACTGTTTAAGTAATTACCTGAGCCCATTACATAACCACCTGGAGAGCCTGTAGACAAACCACCACTTAATGCACTAGCTCCTCCGCCCATAGAACTCATGCCATAAGCACCAGCCGCAGAACCAATTAAGTTATTCAAGAAGGCAGCGTTCATCTGAGCAGCTTGAGCAGCACCTTGGTACTGTGTATTAGCAGCAGCAGACATACCTGATTGATACATCTGAGCACCTGATGTTTGACCAGGGATAGAAGCTTGTCCTAGAGCAAGACCCATGTTATAAGGCATCTGTCCTAGTTGCTCAGTTGTACTTGCTAAACCTAACTGTGATTGTAATGGAGACAATGCACCAACTTCACCTTGTACTTGTGAGCCAATTAAGCCAGCACCTGTGCCTAACAAACCAGCACCAAATGTAGCACGTTGTTGTCCTGCTTGTTGTGCTTGTGATGCTAGTTGTAAATCTTGTTGTGCTAACGCATTGTAGTATGCTTGCATCTCTGGATTAGAAGCACCTTGTCCAGTAGTAGTACCACCAACACCTAAACCACCACGACCTGTTTGGTATACTTTATTACGAAGACCTGCTAGTTGTTGTTCTCTCGAACCTGCTAGCAATCCTTGCTGCGATGTCATGTAATCTTGGGCAGCTTGTTCAGGAGACTGAGCTAAGTATCCTTGACCTAAAGACATTAACTGATTAGCAGCACTTCCTAAGGGAGCATACTGACTTGCTCTTTGCTGGGCTATGTCAGCAGTGCGTCCAAACTGATTAAATAATCTATCTTGTAACCCAGCTAACTCAGGAGCAATAGTATAACTTGCGTTTGAGACATAAGGCATTCCAGTCTTTGGGTCTACCTCACGTGTAAACTGAGATGTACCAAATCTAGATGTCATTCCTACTGGTCTAAATGCAGCAGCATACGCAGCATTCTGAGCAGCCTCTCGCTGTTGAGCAGCAGAAGCGTTAGCAGCGTCTTCTACGTCACCAGCTCCTGTAAATACTCCAACTACATCACTAACAATACTACCCATTATAAGCTCCTTGTGTAGACATAGCCTACCTTGCCATTTTCTAAATTAAGTTTATCAAACATCTTCCATCCTGTTACTTCTCCAAACTTAGCAAGCTTTGTGTTATCCTCTTCAACTAATGCTACCAAGGGCATACCAACTAAGTGTTGTAATAAATTTAAGTCTTCTAGATATCTTGCTTTAACTTTACTAGACCACTTACGTACATCTGTATGAAACCACAACATACCTGCAAAGTCTTCTAAGTACATTGTGTAGTCTTGTCTGTTGACTACTGGTGTCTTCATTCTTCAGTATAAGTAGATACTGTCCCATCTACATAAGTAAGAATAAGACTATTACCATCTACTACTGCATTTGCTTCAATACCTTTTAATGTTGAAGGATAATTAAACACACCTTCATTATTGTTAGAAGCTTTAATCATTTCATAAATAACTTTAGCTTCATTTTCTTTTGCTTGTTCAATCAGTGTATCAATATTCATAAGTATTAAAATGTAAATGTATATGTTGTTGTAGAGCCACCGCTTAAGTTACTCATAGCTGAACTCATATTAGCCATAGAAATACTAGTGCCAGTATCTCCAGTACCGTTTCTGCTGTCGTTTAACCACAATGTAATAGAATTACCACCATTCCATCTAGCAGCCATACACCATCTATCTGTTGGGGTTTGAGTTGTTCCTGTTGCTGTAACAATATTACAATAGTCAATTACTTGATTACTAAAAATAACAGAACCTGATTTTATTAACTTACTTTCATAGCCATACTCAACATATCCTTGAGTTGTAAGTTCAAGCTGCACAACCTCACTCCAAGTAGACATGTTACTAGAACTTGTTGCTTGTATTAATTGTGTTGAATTACCGTTTTGCGACCAGTATCCTGATGTTAGTCTTAATTTACCATTAAAGTAATCTACACTATATCCTATCTGTGCGAAATATGTATATACAGAACTATGTGCATTTTTATAAGAATGAGTAGCTTCTGAGCTTTTAAAATCATCTAATGAAATAAGACCTGATGTAGGAATATCATTAGGAGCATATACACCATTACCTATAATACTACCTCCTTCATAATACTCAGATAGAGAGATAGGATTACTGCCACCAAACTCTGTTTGAATAGCACCTAAAGAGACTGTGGTTGAACCAATAGCCATATTAAGGAGTTCCGTAAGCTGTTACGTTACCTGTTACAATCAAGTTACCTGAGCTATCAATAGAAGCTCTAGCAGTTCCTGATGATGAGAATGTTAGCTTACCACCTGAGACTGTAACAGTCCAGTTACTTGGTAAAGCTACTGTAGTTGCTGTCGCTGTTGTAAATGTGCCTGCAGCAGCAGTACCTCCACCAATAACTGTTGCATCAATAGTACCACCTTCGATATCAACAGCACCTTTGTTCTGAGTAGACATAGTGCCAAGAGCACCTGTCGCTGTATCAACTGCAGCTTTTACAAAGGCTGTGGTAGCAATCTGTGTTGTATTAGCACCTGAGGATGCAGTAGGAGCTGCAGGAGTACCTGTGAATGTAGGAGATGCTGAGTCTGCTTTAGAGCTGATAGCAGAAGCAATAGCATTGAACTCACTGTCAATCTCTGTTCCTTTAACAATCTTACCTGAGTCACCTGTAGGTAATGTGTCTTTAGTAGCGAAGTTGGTTGCTTTTGTATAGTTACTCATGTCTCATCCTTAAATCAGTGTCTTTCCACCCTTGAGTCCAAAGTCAATCTTTTGAATAGACAAAGGAGCGTTATTAATATCAGCTTCAAATCCTAGTTGCACTACTTTACCTGCACCACCTGCGTTAACTTGAGCACTGTCAAGAGCAATACCGTTAGAGTAAGTAGCAATGTTATACTCAGCAGTTCCATACTCAAATACGTCAATTGTATCTAACTCAACTACTTGTGACAGATAGTTACTGGTGTAATCAAAACCCCATTTAAATGAGATAGCTTGTGCTGAACCACCAATAGCAACTAAGTTAATCTTCTTCATTATCTTAGTCTGTACAGGGTTGTCAAAGTCAAAGTAGTTAGTGTAATAAGACATACGATAAGTTACACCGTTGTCTTGATAACCGTTATACTTACCAATGTAACCAGGCTTACCAATGTATAATTCTTTAGCTGTTGTTAGGTTAAAAGCTGTAGGTTTAATATCTTTCCAGATAGTTACCCTAGCACCGCCATTTTCTAATACACCTCTTGTGTCAAAGCAATAAGTAAAACCAGTAGAAGGTAGTGCTAATAGATACTGAGCATCTGTAGGATAGTAAGCAGCTTTGATGTACTTCAATACTTCAGTGTTTACATTGCTTAACAAACCATCACGTACATTCTTAGATACGTCTCTAAACGGTAATGACTTCTCTTGCACAACTCGCTGTAAAGACTGAACACCAGTCTGAGACAAGAATAACAAGTCTGTGCCAATAGACGCTACAGAATCTCTAGCAATACACCCAACACCAGTGATAGTATCTTCTAATGTTAAAGCTGATGGGTCTACTGGATTCTTGTAAACAATGATATGACGTTCACAGAAGATAATCAAGAAACCATTATGTGCAGCTAAAGCAACAATAGGGTCGTTGTTAGGTACAACTTCACTGATATTAAGATAACCAGAAGTACCTGTCTTCCACTCAGTAGGGTCTAACAAGTCACTGAAGTATACTGTCTGTCTATCGTTAGCAATGTCTGCTACCCATACACGACCAAAAGCAGTCATTACTACGTTAGGTGTGAAGTTAGTAACAGTATAAGCACCTGGTAAATTAGAAGCAATATCACCTAAGCGTTGTAAACCATAAGAACCAGTATGAGCATGAGCTGTAGAGCCTAGCTTATGATACACCAACAGAGGATGTCCTTCTTGGGCTAGAATAGCATGACCTGAAGGAGTTGCTCCAGTGTCATAAGGCATGCCACTAATCTGCCAGTTATCGTCTGTAATAGTGTAAGTTAAGTTAGCAGTGTTATCACTGTTACGAACAACCAGTTCAGTAAGGGTTGTAGTACCTACATATAGCTTATTGTTAGCAGCTGATAATACATCATTACCATCGTCTTTGACTACCTGATAGATAGCTCTAAAGTTACCTGTAGATGCAGCTGAAGTGTTAACCTTAGTCCAGCCTTTACGAGCACCCACACGACCATATTGGTCAATGACGCAATTAAAAGCTTCTAAAGCAAAACCACTTGACAGCTGAACAGAACTATCCTGGGTATTTAACCCATAGAAGCCTGGAGCTGCAATTGAGCCTGTTAATATTTGTTCTGCCATTTAAGCTGCGTACCATTGGTATTCTTCTTGATAATGACCAGCTTCAATGGAGATGTGGTCAGACAAGGATTGTTTGTATAAGGCGTAAGCTTCGCTAGAAGGTAAACCACCATCTTCACCACGTTCAGCAATAGCCTTTGCATAAGCTAGTAACACGACTGGTTCACTAGGGACTTTTAATACAGTAGCGTCAGTTACTAAAGAAGTCTGTGGTATGATAAGGTTAAAGCGGAGGTTATAGACACCATCAGGTTTAGGATATACGTCTACTTGGGTATCACCGTTAGAATCAACACCGTTAAAATTGTAGTAACGTGGTTGACCTTTTAACACTGTATCATTGACAAGGAATAATTCATCCATCTCTAACCCTGTCTTATAACCCATGACAAAGTTAGCAGTATCATTGATAGCATTTAGCATACGAAAGCGAGTACCACTTCCATTTAAGACATAGTTAAAGATATCATCTGAAGTAGTTGCTGTTAACGTATCTGTTAAAGCATTCCAGTTATAGCTATCTTCTACTGTTCTCTTAGCATCATTGACAAACTTACCTATTAATTTAGCATAGGAGTTATCATTCACAGAGGATACTTCACCCTCTCTGAGTCTAATTAGTACATCGTTAACAAGTTCTAGATATGTCATATTTTAAGTCTTAGTTGTTGTTATTGTTAACATGTTATATAAGTACTATTATAACATATTTTCTTAGTTTTGTCAAGCTTTATTTTATATCTATGGTACATTCTGTGGTTTTTTCAAGCATAGGCATCAAAACACCCATAGCAACCTTAGAAGAGCCAATCCAGTCACTCTTACCGTCCCAAGTCATTCCAACGAGTAAGCAGCCCTCAGTGTTCTTGGAAGAGTTACCAGCGTGTATTCGTATACCTGTAAACCCAGGGACATCAAGGAGTAAAGGTAACTTGGATTGAAATCTATTGGAGAAGGTAATACGAACATCATAGACTCCTTTTGGTATAGCTGTTTTGTCCTGTACTTTCCAGACCTTCACATCCTGCCCTTCTACTTCACGATACTTGTCTTCCAAGGTATAGCAGATAGGGTTTTCCCCATGTTCTGTTACCTCATAAAGCTGTCCTACTGTAAAAGTTTCACCAAAGTGTATTCTTTTCAGTACCAGTTTCATTTAATTCCTTTAACCTTTTCATAGGTTCTTAAACCACCTAAGCCTAATAAGCCAAACAAAGTAGTGGCTAATGTAGTCATATCAAAACTAATAACTACTTCCTTGTATCCTAATGCAACAATAAAGAAGTTAATAATAGGAAAGATAACAAAGTGCAGAGAGAAAGAAGTAGCACATGTCCAACCTACATAAGGTCTCCAACCTGACTTAAAGATGTTATCAGACTTAGCTTCTTCTTGGTTTACCTGAATCTGTGCTAGTGCTAGTTGAAAGTCTTGGTCTTGTGCAGCTTTGATTAACTCTGCTTGTGCCTTTTCTCTAGCATCTTTATCAGGTATAACCTTGTCAAGAAGCTTTGCACCTATCTCAAGAATAGACAATACTGGTATCACCACTTCACCTTATCAGCCCAGTAAGCAGCACTCATAGGACCTTTAGCGATGTTCTTAGCATGTCTGTCTTTGAATGCTTTGTTTCTAGCAGAGCCTTCAGGACTTCCTTTAACACCTTGTTGACCAAAGCGAATAGTCTTAACCTGGTCACCAGATTTAGCTACTACTACGTGTGATTTAGTAGGGTGGCTAGGAGTAGACTTAGGCTTATTGTAACCAGAGACTCCTGCACGTTCTAATCTTGAGTCTTTCTTAGGCATTATCTACCTCTACCAGTTTTCTTCATGTTAGTTGCAGTACGACCACCACGCATAGGAAGTGACTTACCTGCTTTAGACATAGCGATTGCTACTGCTTGCTTCTGAGGCTTACCTTCTTTAACCATCATGCTAATGTTAGAAGATACTGTTTTATCTGATTTACCTTTTTTAAGTGGCATTATTAGCTCCCATTCTGATAAGCTGTGTTTTGATGAATCTCTACTGTAAAGATTACTGAAAATGTACTAGCTGCTTCTGGTGTTACTCTTAGTTCGTCATATTCATCTAAAACCATACGACCATCAGAGAACTGAATATAATCACCTGCACCTATAGATTTACCACCAGCAATAACAATGTCATCATCAGCAGATGAGTCATACCAATCAGCTGAAATAGACTTAGAGCTACCACCAGCATTAGACAAAAACAACAATGTTGCAATAGCTTTACATCCTTTAGGAACTGTATACACTGTTGTTGTAGTACCTGCTGTGAGATTAAGACCTACTGTGAGTTCTCTCATTTAAATGTCCAATGACTTGTTATAAATGTAACTACACCACCAACAATAGAAGCAATCGTCATTCCCATCCAGAAACCACCCTTAGACCTGTTAGCAAGTTCCAGCAGTTCTTCCATACCAGCTTCCAGTTTGTCAATCTTCTTCTCCATAGCTTCAACTTGAGCTACTAACTTGCCATATTTGTAAGGGTCTATTTGGTTGTTTTCCATCATGGGCTAACTCTTTAAGGTTTAGGATATTTTACTTTAACTGCTAGGCAATCAGCGATATACTTATCAATCTGTGCTTGGTCACCTTTAACAACACCATCTAAGTAATCAGACATTGATGGGTATTCCTCAGCTCTAGCAGACAATACTCTAGCTAAGTGTTCTTCAGCAGTGGCATCAGTAACAACCCAAACTTGTTTCCACACACCATCAACTAACTCAGGTTGTCCTTCAGTTACATTCTTGTCAAACCCTACTGTTGGTGCTTGTGAAGGCTCTACATAAAACATATTAAATTCAGCTAACAAAGAATCACTAATTTGTACTGGAAAAGAAGTTTGAGAATTGTCTTGCTTTAACTGAGCAATGCTATAAGGGTAATTTCCATTTTTAATATACATATTATCTCCAAGCTGCAAGGACTAAATTTGGTCTATTTACTGATATGTCGGTAGTTGTTGCTGTAACAGTTGTGCTTACAGCAGAAACATTAGATGCGTTTGCTGATGTATTTAAATTTGTAGAATCATTAACATCTAGATTAACAGAAGCGTTAGTCCATGTTGTTGTTGAACCAGAGGTAACACCACCTGCGTTATACCCTGCAATATATATACCATTTGCAGATGGTGTAAATGTTACTGACCTAGATGGAGCTACGCCAGTAGAATCTAAATTAGACCTTGCTGTAGTTGTCGGTGTAGAGCTAGTTAAACCGTACATTGAATAAGATGCACAATAAGGAATTGATGATGGGTTATTAGATATTGTCATAACAACTGTACCTGACGCACCTGTTGGAACAGAGGCATACCATATATCTCCAATTCTAATTTGGCTTGTGTCGCTTGCTCTAACTGCCCGTGTTGCACTTACACCGCCTATTGTTACAGACAATACAAGGCTTGTAGATGTAGTTAATGTTAAAAAAACAGCTACTACTCTATCGGATGTTACAGTACCAAAAGATACAGAACTAAATGTAACTGTGGTAGAACCAGTACTTCCTGTGACAAATCCGTTATACGATATTGTTGGTACACCAGTTAATTTAGGAACAGCCCTAAGAAAATGACTTAACATTAAGCTACATTTCCTACTAAAGCACCGTAATAAGTAGAACCAACTCTCCACAGTTCAATAACTGTATATCCTGATGTTGCTAAAGTAGGAGCAGAACCGCCTACCCAAACCACACCGATAGTAGTCCAAGTAATTGTATAGGCTGTTCCGTCAGCAACCATCAAAGTAACTGCTTCACCAGCATCAAAGTTAGCTACAGTAGGTGTTCTTGACGCACCTAAAGTAACTAGCTGAATAGAGCCATTAGTAGGGTCAATAGCAAAGCCAGCACCGTCAGTGATAGTGAATACATCTTCTACAATCGTACCATTGATGACAGGCATTGTTAATGTTTTATTAGTAAGTGTCTGTGAACCTGTAAGAGTCACATCTCCTACGGCTAGGTCGCCTGAGCCTAACAAAGATGAGCTGTTAACAGTCTTGATATTTGTACCTGACACAAGTGTTGCTTGTACTGCAACATCTCCTGAGCCTAACAAAGAAGTGCTATTAACAGTTTTGATGTTAGTTCCTGAAACTAAGGTATCTTGTTTAGCTGAAGTAGCGACACCAGCCCATGAAGTTAAGTCAGCATCATAGGCTTGGACAGTAACACCTATCTCAGTTGTTTCTACAAAGTTACTGGGGTCAAAAGATTCAGCAGCAGCCTCTGCCTCTGCAGCAGCAGCAACAGCTTCATCTCTAGCTACCTCTACTTCAGCAGCTAAATCACGAATAATAGAGGCTTCACTGTAGCCATCATTAGTAGCGTCACCTGTGCCACCTGCTCCACGATAAATACCCATATTTTAATAACTCCTTGTCTTGTTTAAATACTCTTTAATAAAAGCACTTAAGCAAAACTCCCTAACCTTTTGAGCTAGGGAGAGTTGTAGCTTAACTTATGATTAAGCGTTTACAGCTAATACGAAACCAGCTTCAGGACGAATTACTTTTGTACCGAAGAGTGTATCAGCAGTGTAAAGAGTAGACAAGTACTCTTGTTTGTATTGCTGTTGTGAGCGAACACCTAGTTGCTCTGCAAGAACCATAGTATCAGTATGGAACAAGAAAGCAGCTTTAACAGCATCACCAACTGAGTTCTCAGCAGCAGTTTCGATTGTTGGGCAGTTGCTTGACACATAGATGTCAATACCGTACAATGAACCGATTTGACCAGTCTGAACACCACGACCATCAACGAAGTCGCTTGAGTTGTAACGGTCCACGCCCATGATAGCATTACGCAATGAAGGTGGGATTACAAACTTACGACCATCCATAGGTACGTCAGCATCGTCCATCAACTGAATTAGCTTACGGAAGCCAGCATCAGTGAATACGTCAGATGTAGTTACTGTGTCAACAGCGTAAGCAGTCAAACCAGTAGAAGCGTCAATGAAGTATGCGTTTGAGTGAACCCAGTCAGATGCGTCACCGTCACCGAATGATTTACCTAAAGCTGCTAGCTCATCGTCAACTTTCTTAGCCAAAGCATAGCCAGCGTCTTCTGTGTAGAACTTACGCAAAGAAGCTAGAGCTTGAACTTCAGTGATGTCCTCAATGAAACGTGAGTACTCGAAGTGCTTGTTGATTAGAACTTGTACTTCTGTCTCTTGGTCAGCTTGGATGGTAACCATTGTGTTAGCAGCTTTAGCAGCAGCTTGACCACGTGTTGGTTTAGGGATGTGAACTGTGTCACCTTTTTTGCCTTTGAAAGACATTTTCTTGACTAGGTTAGCCAATACTAAGTTCTTTTTGTAGGCAGCAACAATCTCGTCACTCCAAATTTCTGGAATGAAAGTAGCTGCGTTTGAGTTGTTAACAATGGTGGCTGAACCACCTGGGTATGTTGCTGTTGATAATGCCATTTTTTAAATCTCCTAGATTATTATTAAATTATCGTACACGACCTTCTCGATAGGCTGCCATGATATCATCTTGCAGTTCCATATAACGATTTGGGTCTTCTAACTGTAGTCGGATTAAGTCAGAGCGTCTGTAGACTTTTGTTGAGACATTACCGCTAGAACCAGTGTCGACTGCGACTGCTCTCATAGCTGCTTCTCTGTCTGCTTTTACTTGTGGTGATACTGCTTTAACTACTTGTGTTTCAACTTTAGCTGGAGCAGGCTTAACATATTTCCATGTGTTAAGTAACTCAGCAGCAGAGTCAAAGTCAAGGTTAGTATCAGCAGCAGCGTACAATCTTAAGCGTACTGGGGATGCTTGAATCCATTGAGCAAAGTCTGGGTCTGCAATAGTCTGTTGGTACTCTGGGAAGCTAGCGTCAAGCTTAGAAAAGAACTGCTGTTTTTCAAGTTGAGCAAGAGTTGCCTCTGCTTTTCTAACAGTTGGGTGCTTATCTACTGCTTGTTGAACTGCCTTCTCAGGGTTCTCAAACCAATCTACTTCGTTTTCTTGTTCGGTTACATTCGCATCAGGCGTTTGTTTTGATTCGAGTTGTCTCTTAATGAGTTCATCTGCAAGTTTACGAACCTCACCTACCTCTTGTGCTTGTCTGCCAATTAGCTTCTCAGCTTCTTGGTGCATCTTGATAATCTCATCTAGAGACTTACCTTGATACTTGTCAGGGAAAGCTTCCACTGGTGGTGGGCTAGCAACCTCTTCAGTATTATCTACTGTTTGTTCAGTAGGTTCTGGGATTGAACTAAGTTCTTGGTCTTGCAATTCCTCGTCTTGAGGGTCGATAAATGTAGCCATATAATACTCCTGTCAGTCTTTGTGCTGATTGTAGGAAAGTTAAAAAATAACAGCTAGACGGTTAGCCTTCGTTCCGTTTGTTAGCTATCTTTGTTGCTTCTTCTCGTCTCTTTGCCCATTTCTCATGTGCTGTTACATACACTGGGTCTGTACCATCTAGTGAGATTCTAGGCATTGATATGATTCTAGAAGCATCGTTACCGCAATTAGAGCATGTGGTCTCCCTTATGCTTTCATCTAAGTAACTTTCTGTGATGTGTCCGCTAGAACACATAAACTCATACATTCTTTTCATCTTCTATCTCCTTAAAGACTTCTTCCGAAGTTTGCTTTAGTGAAGTTAGCCAACGTAGAATGTCTAGTTGTCCTTTTTTGAAATACAAGTTTTCAATAGTGTCTAGAGCAGCGACATTGTCGTAAGTCTCTATCATCTTTTCAGCATCTTCAAGGAGGTCCTGCCACCCCTGAGTTGCCATCATTGAAAATCTGTCTTCGTAATATTGCTGTAGGGCTTTGTCCATATAGGAGTCCTAATAGGTATGGGTGTGATGGCTTATTGTTGTTATTAGATACCATCACTACCACATATTTAAATGTTTGTCAAGTACTTATATTATACCATAAAAAACTGATTTTGTCAAGTTATTTTTTATGCAAACATCAAGAAAAAGTTAGAATTCGTTGCTGGGGCAGCACTTACCTGACCATTGATATAGCTTACACTTAGGTAATCTAGGTCACCACCGCCTGTAAAGCTCAAGCCTGTGTTGTTTCCAGCATTTGTAGAATTAGCACCCATCAGCCATGCTGTAGGCTTAATAAGTATTGCTTGAGCATTGGTTATAGAACCTAATTGCAATAAAGTGCCAGCCACACCATCAATGTTGAATGTTGTAGTAAATTCGTTGGTTGTAGCCGCTGTAAACTGAATACGACCAATAGCTGTATTAGTTAGACCTACGAACTTATTACTGCCACTTATGTTTAGGTTTCCAGTACCGCCTTGGTTTAGGGTCGGATATGTTTGTATTCCACCGCCAGCAAATGCTTTTGGAGAAGCATTAGTTAAGCTAATTGTGCCTGTACCTGTAACCGTTAGGTTTGTTGCCGTTCCAGCGTTCCATCCGCCTGTGCCAGCAATAGTCCAAGTTCCACTTCCAATCGCAACTGTTCTTATTCCTGTGTTGGAAGTATTAACTCCTGAACTAGCACCAGTTAAAGATACGCTGTAATTGTTTGCGTCAAATAGACCAGAGCTAATTTGTAAGGCTGTGGAGGCACTCCTGTTTGTAGTAAGAGCATCCTGTAAAGTTACAGAACCACTAGGACTATCTATGATAACTGTTTGAGTAAATGTCTTTCCAGCACTTGTAATTGTCTGACTGCCACGACCAGCAAAGGTTAGAGTTCCTACACCAGTCAGCGTAGTACCTGTACCGTTTATCCAGTTTCCGTATATTGGTGTTGAGTTTCCATTACTCAAAGTCATTGTATTGCTAGTGCGAGCAGACATATCAATAGTACCAATGTTAAAACCAGACCCAATTGATACGGGTACTCCACTATTGGGGAACGACTGAAAAACAGCAGTATCTTGAGCCAATGGAAAGAATGTAGTACTTGCTCCGCTAGTTGAATCGCTATTATTCCAAGCTGCACTTGCCCAGCTTGTTTGAGTTCCGCTTGCAAAATAAACCGTCTTAGCTGCATCAAAAGTAATACCGCTATTACCCTTACAGTCACCCAAACGAGTTCCACTAACAGGAGCAGCAGAGCCAGCAATAGTTATATCTCTGAAGTCAATGTCTGTTGCTGAAACAGCATTACAAGTTAAAGTACGAGTTGTTCCGATTGTGTCAGAACGAACAAAAGTACGCATTGTTGCGTTAGTACCAGCAGATAGGGTTAATGTTCCATTGATAATTTGGTTTGCTGATAAATCTAAAGTTGTAACACCAGCAGAGAGTCTACCAGCAACTGTAAAGTTGTTAAATGTATTGCTACCTGTGATAGTAGGGCTTGTTCCTGCTGTACTTGTTAATGAAACATTGTGAAAAGTTCTTCCACCGCCTTGAAATGTAGGACCACCGTTGCTGATATTTATTTGAGATGTGCCAGCATTAAATGTAAGGTTTGTTGATGTCGCAAAGTTAATAGATGCTGAACCACTTAATGTAACTGTACTACTGCCTAAGTTAATTGTTCTTGTGTTGCTATTGACTGATGCTAAAGAAGTAGCAGTCACACTAAAGTTGTTGGTGGTGAATGTTCCGTTGGTAACTGTCAAGTTTCCAGACACAGTAATCGCATCTGTAAGAGTCCAGCCCCCACCAACACCCCTAAAAGCCACATTACCTGTAATTGTTTTACCATTGCTTGTTACGGTTTTACCTGTTGTGGTTGCATCAAAATTCCAAGCAAAACCAGCACCTGTGATTGTCATGGAAGATGAAAGTGTCAGATTACCATTAATACTAATACCAAACGCAGTAGAAGCAATTGTTCCTGTAAAACCAGTAAATGTAATGTTATTACATGGTTGAAATCCGCCAACAGTACAGGTTACAGTTCCTGATGCTGCCGTAAAAAACACATCATCAGCAGAAGTAGGTACAGAAGCACCCCCAGCACCGCCATCCGTGGTAGCCCACTTAGTACCAGCAGTACCATCCCAGTTAGCTGTTCCACCTACCCAATAGCGGTCTGCCATTATTCAGCTACCTTTTGATAACGAACACCGTCAATCTCTACATAGTCCACAACTTCTTCTACTGGTGGATTCTCAATAATAGCAATCCAGTTGCTTAGTCTTTCTTGCTTCATGGCTTCAATCTGTTCATCAGACCAACCTTCTTCAGCATAAATAGCATCCCTAAAGATGCCATGAGGAGTAGAGTATTCAAAGTCTATTTTCATAATTAAGCCTGAGTAGCTACTGCAATCACATCCCAAAAGGTATCTGTGGTGTTATAAATACAGCCAACATAAGTTACTTTGGATGCAACAGTTGTGGTTGGTAATGTAACACCGACTGCTCTGAAAGCACCGCTAGATGTTGTCCAAGTAATGCCACGACCTGTACCGTTATCTTCAAAGCGTAACATCAATCTTTGACCGTCTACAGGCGTTCCGCTTGGTGTTAATAAAGTAATTGCCCCAGTTAAGCCAAAAGCGTTAAAGACATCAGTTGTATCACCGTTAGGCGTTAGGTTGCCTGATGTTGAGCCAGCGGCTACTGCTCTTGGGTTGATGCGTTTGTTTGTAAGAGTTTGAGTACCGCTGGTTGTAGCATAGCCCGCAGAAGCATGATTCCCCCATCCGTAAGCTGTGTCCCATTCTGTTTGTTTTGCAGTCGTGGGGAGAGCATAACCAGCCGTGTAGGTAACAGCTAAAGTACCATTTGTTGTGATAGGAGAACCAGAAACAGTTAATCCTGTCGGAACAGACATAGCAACAGAAGTTACTGTTCCTGAACCACCGCCTCCTGAGACAGTAGCCCAGGACAGCTCAGAACCGTTAGTAGTTAGATACTTACCAGAGTTGTTTGCTTGGTCTGGTAAAGAAGTACCACCGTTTTTAAATATCTGAATGTTCTTAGCAAGTTCAGAACTAATAATCTGTCCTGCGTCAATAACAGAGCCATTTGATAATGTTAAAACAAGTGAGTTATCAAAATCAATGCTAGCATCAATAACAGAGATTCCATCAAGACCATCTCTGCCATCGATACCATCTTTACCATCCTTACCGTCTTTACCGTCTCGACCATTAACACCATCACGTCCATCTTTACCTGCTGGTCCTTGAGGTCCTTGCTCGCCTACAAGAGCAGGCATTTGTTCTAACTCAGAAAGTTTTTTCTCAAGTTTAGCTTCAATGTTTTTAAGAGTGTTAACAACCTTATCAGCATTCTTACCAACTTGCTGGTCTCTTTTCTGAGCTTCTTCCTGAATCTTTTTAGCCATCAAATCCATCAGCTTACGCTTATCTTCTAGCGTAGCATTAGGATTAGAAAGACTTTGTACTAGGTTTCTAATGTCAGCCATTTAGTCTCTCTGATAAAGAATTTAAAAAGTCTTCTTCTGTCTTGTTTATTGATGTTAGCTTCTCAGCCATTTGCATCTCAACAATCTTAGATTTTGTTTTTACTTCTTCTTCTTTAAGCATTAACTCAGCAATACGAGCACGTCTCTCAAACTCTTTTTCACTTGAGTCTGCAGGAAGGTTAGCACTGATTGTACGTACTAAGTCAGTCTTAACCTTCTCTGGCATCAACTCAGCTTCAACAAGAGCTTTCTGTGCCTTAGCTTGTGATTCAATAGCGTTAGCTTCTGACTCTTTAGCTTGACCTTGTAGGGCTGCTGATTGAGACTGTACCAACTCCAACTGAACCTGAGCTTGCTGCATCTGCATTTGCTGTTGAGCAGGGTCTGGTTGAGACATCTGTTGTAATGCTGTAGCCAACTCTTCACGATTGTCAAGGCTAGAGGACTGTACAATGCTCTTAAGTACCAAAGGCACGATAGGAGACTGTGGTCCTAGGGTCTGTAACAAACCAATGAACTGTTGTTGTTCGTATTCTCTAGCAACCATACCCAAAGAGCTTGAGACAATGAACTTAAAGTCTCTACTTGGGTAATTCTCAGGGTCAAACTGCATGTAACGATACGCAGTCTTCTTGATGAATGGTACTAGGAAGTCATCTTGGAAGTTAATTAAGGCTTGTTTGTTCTTCTTCACGATAGAAGACATGGCTAGAGACATACCCATGCCACCTTGTCCACCTGCAGCAGCAGATTGTGTCAAAGCTGCTGAATCTAGTGTTCCAGTGGCTTGTAATAGCATACGCTCAAACTCTTGTGCAGTCTGATTGTTAGCAGGGTCTGTATTACCAAACTTAAATGGGAACAATACTTCGTTAGGATTACCGTTAACAAGCAATGTTTTACCAGGTTGTACCTTATAACTAGCTCCACGTGGTAAACGAGTAGCATCTGCAGCCATCATAGGGGCTGTTGTAAGGGCTAATGAGTCTAGGTGGCTACGATACTGTGCATCGATTGCCTTTTGCATGTTGTAGCCCTTTTGAATCGTTCCTACACCCCAGAATCTACCTGGAACTGTCTCTGGACGATAGGCTACTACTGGTCTATCCTTCATCATGTAGGGGCTACGCTCTGCTTTTAGTAGTTGTGTACCGTTAGCAATCACTACAATAGCTTCTACTAGGTCAGAATACTTGTCTGCAGGGCTGTCTTCAGGAAATAAATCAGCTACTTCAGCACCTTCGTTCTCTAATTGCTCTAGATATTCACGTGGTACTAAGCCATAGTAGCGTAAAATACGTACTTTATCGTCTTTATAAGACGTTGAGAGCTGCTCTGGCTCTAGATTTGTGTCTACGTACTCAGGTTGGATGTTAACTTTACGATAAATACCTTGTTCGATGCCTTCAACAATCTTAAACAAGTTAACATACTCATCAATAGCCACGCCTAAACCATCTTCAACTGACTCAGAGTTAGGGTCAATCAAGAAGTTACGTGGGTGAATTGACTTAGAAGGTACAGATACACGCTTTCTTTCTTCCACACCAATAGCTGCTACGTCTTGACCAGGCATAGCACGTGTAGCTGGAGCGTATTCTGTCTTCTCTTTGATAAGAATTTCAGCAATACCAGTACCAAAGATTTCAGCGTTACGATTAACTTCTTTCCAGACAGACAAAGCCTTATCTTTCTTAAGGTCTTCGTGTAGTTGTCTCTTCGTTAACTCTACGTCTGCTTTCTCTGCGTCTGAAAAATCATCATCAATGTCAAAGTATGAACCACGACCTGTAGTCGCTTCCATAATCTCTGAACATTTGTTCTCCACTGCTTGACGCATAGCTGGGGACACTAGACGTGAACGCTCTGAATCACGTGTCTTGTCTTGGTCTGACCAGATACCGTAGTAGATACGCTCATACTCGTCCCATGTAGGCAAGAAGTTGGTATCTCGATGGTCACGCCATCTGTCAGTATGTCCAACAACGAAGCTTACTAGCTCTCTGTCAGATTCTGTTACAGGTGTTTCTTTAAACTCAGCCATGTTTTTCCTTATTAATAGCCACTTATCATATCTAAAGGTTCATACTCTTCTTCTTCAAACTCAAAAGAGAAGTCTGTTATTGCAATTTGGTCAATGTATGACAAAGCATCTAGCATGTCATCATGTACGCCAGTAGAAGGGAAGTTAAGCAATTGGTCTACAAACTCTTTGTTCCAAGACTCATCTCTGTTAAGCACAATCTTACCATGCTCAAAACGACCCTGTAGTGCCCATACAACTCTATCTACTTTAGCTTTGTTACCATGTGTTAAATCATCGATACGAGGATAGATATTACTTCTCTTCATCATATCATGTAAGTAAGGTAGTACTGCATTCTTTAATGCACCACGTTCAATACCTACAATTTGTATCTCATAGTCTTTAGCGTGACGTAAAATTCTCTGAGCAGTTTCTTTAATGTCCCAGCGTCCAATGTCAATCTTATCCACCCACCAACCATTCTGATGTACCTTAACGATAGCAATAGCTGTTTGGTCTAGGTGTTTCTTTTTATTCTCTGCTTGCTTGTTAATATCGCTAAAACCAGCCAAATCAACAGCCATATACCAGTTACCATCCTTTGGCATATCTTCTTCGTCACCGTACTTAATCCACTCGTCCTTAAACAAGTCAGACTGTGCAGCTTCAAAGCTTGCCAAGAACTCTTGTCTGAACGCAAAGCTAGACATGGTATTCTTAGCAACTTCAATCTCTTTAGGGTCAATCAAAGGATTATCAGTAGAACAGAAGTGCCATGCCTTCCAGTCCTCATCCTTGCCACTATCACCTAACTTATAGATGTCATAGAAGTGGTTACGTCCCTTTGGTGTACCAATGAACAAGGCAGAACCCTTCAAGTCAGCTAAAGCAGGTCTTAAAATCTGCTCGAACACTTGAGGTTTAATGTCTGCATACTCATCAAGTACAATAAACTTTAGTGCCACACCACGCATTGTTTCTGGTCTATCAGCACCCTTTAAGCTAATGATAGAACCATTAACCAATGTAACTTGCATGTTGTTAATATGGCTAGAGCTAATGATAGGATGTGCTAACTCCAATAGCTGTTGCCACATAATATCTCTAGCTTGTTGTTGCGTAGGAGCAATGTACCAGACATGTCCTTTTTTAGTTGTTAACGCCTCAACAATAAGCTTCCAAGCAGCAAACCTAGACTTACCTGTTCTACGTCCTGCAGCTATCACCTTAAAGCGTGTGTTGTCTTCCCATACCTCCTGTTGCCAGGGCAGTAATGAAATATCTAAATCCATTAGTCTGTGGTTTTCCCAAAGAGTTTCTTAGGATTCCAGAACACATCACTCAAGTAATCAGTAGCAGCAGTCATAGGTGCAGCCACAGCATTAGCTGCTTGAGTTAAAAAGCTTGGTTGTGGGGTAGGTGTTGTTTGAGTATTATAACCTAGTAACTGTTTATAGTTGTTAAACTCATCTGCATTTAACAAAGCCTTGTTAGAACCATACCCTTGGTAATAAGACATACCTGGTTGTACTTCTTGTTTTCTGCCCATCATAGGTGTTAATACTGGCAATGATGCCCATTCTTTAGCAGCACCTAGAGCAAACTTCTCAGCAGGCATGTTTCCTGCTAGATAGTCATTAAGACCTCTACGCTCAAGCAATCGTGTTGCTAAGACATCCTGAAAGGCAGGAGTGAACTTCTCGTTACCAGTAAGCCCTAAGTCCTTAATCAGTGTCTTAAGAGTCTGTGGCTTGAACTGATAAGCACCAGCAGCCTTATTACCTTGCATTGCAATAATCTGAGATAAAGTCTTATTTGTAAGCTTTCTGTTAGCAGTAGCTTTATCCCCAGCAAAGATATCGTAATTACCCTGAGTCTCTTTTTGCTTAATTAAGTCCAGCATGTTAACAGTAAAGTCACTCATTTTCGTATTCCACGTCTGTGATATTGTTATCAATAATAGTAGGCTCAGAAGAACCAACACCAGATATCGTAATGTTAATAGCATTTCTACCTCCCATCTTGTCCTTCTCAAAGTAGGAAGTAGGTAATAACCTATCCATGCACATCTTGAGACAAGCAACTTGGTCTTTGTCTGTGTCATCCATTGCCTTACGGATAACAGTTTCAATCACCTTATCACCAGTTGT